CGAAACGAGCGCCTTCGATCTGATAGTCCCGGGCCTCTCCGAAAAGTCCCGTATTCATTGGCGAAGACGGCATCTGGACATTCCTGCCAGGAGTGAGCGAGCGAGCGGCGTGGCGGTGTTGTCCCGACCTTACGCTGTCCCTGTCCCGTGTCAACCCTCCATGTTGTTAATTTATCCCGGGGTGACGTTGCGCACCATACCAGGCGATCAACACAGCCTCGGCCCGGCCATCGTCACCGGCCCGCGCGAACAGCCCGGCGTCACGAGGAAACAGCCGCGCGGCCATGGCCCGCAAGCCCGTCTTGTCCCGCCCCAGTCGCGCCCAGGCTTTCCAGGTGTTGGGGGTGACAAGATGTGTCGGCACGTCCAGTGCCGCCAACACGCCCAGCACCACGCCATAGCCCTTGCCAAAGGTGAACACGCTGGCCACGCCCTGTTTGGGCATGGAATGGACCTTCTCGACAAAGGCCATGTCGGGGCGCCAGTCGCGCACCAGCTCGGCCAGCAAAGCGGGCACCAGCTCGCGCCGTTGCCCAACGCCGGATTTCGCGACCGGCATGTCCCGTGCCAGGACCACGTCCAAACTCGACTCCACGAGGCCCAGTGCCCCGTCCAGCCCCGGGTCTATCCCCAGGACACGCATCAGGCCACGAGCCACGCGGCGGTCTCATCGCGAGGCTGGGCGAACGGATCGTCCTCAACCAGGAGTTGTTCCAGGGTGTGACCCTTTTGGGTCAGGATCGCGAGTAGCGGCGCGATCCAGGCGCTGGGGATCGCCGCCCGGTGAGACCACATCTGGACGGTGGCGTACGACAATTTCGTTTCGGGGTGCGCTTCCCGAAGCAGGTTGAGCACGCCAATCGGGCCTCCCGCCGCGCGGAAGATATACGGCACGTCTAAAATCATCATTTGTCAAACCCTTCCATAGGGTTGGCCGTGTCACCGTGACATTACGGCGGGGTTGGGTGTATGTCTACCCACGTTACAGCCGACGCTTGCAATGACCGCTACACGACATTAGACGGATGGATTAGTGAAACACCACAAAATGAATGAATGAAATTTACGTAATGTTGTGCGGTGGAACCTCTGAGACTCGTGGCGCTTTCTTGACAGACACAACAAGATGTTGTTTTGTCCTTGAGCCGATCGGAGTCCCGTGCCCGGAAGCCCGAGTCGTCCCACGGTCCACCATTCACAGGAGTTCCCATTCCATGACCGCCACAACTACAATTTCCCGTCGCCCCCACCACAGCGGAGGACCGGTTACACCCCCTCCCGACACAAATCCCGACACCGAAAACTCCGACAGCAACAGAGCCATCACGGTTATGACGAGCAACTACAAACTGGTGCCGCCCCGCCGGGGGGCCGGGCGCGTGGGACCGGAGCCCGCCCTGGTGCCCGCCCGCCCCGACCTGGAACGGTTCCGCGAAAATCTCGTGCGCGGCATGATAAAGAAGAACATGACCGCCAGCGATGTGGCCCGCAAAATGTGGGGCGAGAAGAAGAACAGCCAGGGCAACACGGTCGCCAAAGGCCGCGACCGGATGACCCACTATCTGTCCGGCAGCACGTATCCCAACGCCGAGAACGTCGCCAAGCTGGCCGAAATTCTCGACCTGACCCTGGAGGATTTGGCGGTGGACACCAGCAAGTCGAACCTGCCCCGGCCACCCGTGGCGCCCACACCGCGCGTCTTCATCGCGCATGGAGCAAAAGACGAAGCCACGGTCCAGGCGCTGTTGAATTTTCAGATGCTGACGCCGGGCTATGTGGACATCCTGTTCCAGCAGCGTGTCCCCCAGGCCAAAGCCTTCGAATGGCTGGAGTTCACCCGCAAGTTGCTCCTGGACGATAACCCGCCGGACAGCGACGCGCCGTGATCCGACTGATCACCCAGCCCGAAGCCGCCATCCTGCTGCGCTGCGGCCTGTCTAAAATTCAACGGCTGCGCAAGACCGGGCAGTTGCCTTACCTGCCCGGTCGTCCCGTGCTCATACCCCTGGAAGAAGTTCACAAATGGCTCTCACGAAACTTGCGCGACACAAGCCCGCCCGCTCCCCCCGGCTCCCCGGCGAAGACGCTCTCCACTGGACGGTTCGCACGGCATATCTCCTACAGAAACCCAACGGACGCTGGACCATCCATTACACCAGCGTCCTCCCCACCGGCGCTTACCGGACCGGCGAGCAATCCTGTTTCACCCTCGACGCGAACGAAGCCGCTTTCCGCTTCGCGGAATGGAAACAGGCGCAGATAACCCCCGCCATGGTCGCCGCCAAAGGTCTGACGTTCCCCACCCTGGCGGCGCACTATCTGAGCGAGATATCACGCGACCGTTTAACCCGGGGGCAGCATAGTTTGCTGAAGCCCGCCATGGCGTTTTTCGAAAACGACCTCGCCTCGATGATCACGCGCGAGCGGCTGGCCGACTATCACGACGACATGACCCGCCAGGGTTACAAACCCGGAACAATACGCTGTCGGCTGATGGCGGTGCTCACGGTGCTGCGGCATGGCGTGAAGCGGACGCTTGTCCCGGCGGGCGCGACCCCTGATTACCCGCTGCCCACGTTTAGCCCGCCCCGCCAGTATGTGCTGACCCCGGAACAAGACCGTGAAGTCTTCCAAACAGCGGTTGACCAGTTCCACCACGGCAATCCGCTTGACGCGCGCATCGGGTTGTTCGCGTGCATCGCCGCCGATACCGCGCAGCGGCGTGACGCCATTCTCGCGCTCACCTGGGACAGGGTGGACCTCACACCAGGAGGGGAAAGCATCGACTTTCGCCGCCCGGGGCGTGACCCCAAGAACAAGCGCGCCGCCGTGGTGCCCATATCGGCGCGCTTATTGCCGGTGATCCAGCACGCGGCCACGCGCGCCGCGCCCGGCGCGAAGCCCACCGGCCCGGTGTTCGACAGCAAGAACTATCTGCTGGGGTTTGAAAGGTTTCGCGAGAAACTAAATCTGCCCGAACTGACGCCGCATGTATTTCGCCATACATGGGCGACGTTCGCGCTTAAAAGGGGTATGCCGGTCGCGCTGGTGGCGCGGATCATGGCGGACAACGTGGCCACGATCATCAAGACCTATCTGCATCTGGGCCTTGAGGACACGCGCGAGGCGATCAACACATACATGGCGGCTTAACTCAACGGAGGACTAAAGCATGTGGCTCCCGAACGCACTCATCGACGCTGTCGAGGAAGCGAAGATCAAGGTTTTCTATGTATCTTTCGCGGCCACGCGATTGTGGGCCACGGAGAGGGACAAGGACGAACCTCTCGTATTTAGTGGTTACTACTGGGCGATGGGGCCGCGCGAGGCGGGGCCGTTTCGCTCGATGAGCGCGGCGTATCGGGATGCTTATTACCGGGTGGTGCGCCGCATGGCGCCGCCCGTGGTCGCCTCGCGCAACACCATGTTCGAACGCAAGAACGAGATAGCGGCGAACGCCGCCCGGCTGGCCCGCGCGAAGCGCCGCGCCGCCCGCGTCCAGAGCGTGTCCCGGGACACGAAGCATAACCACGAAGCGCGGGTCACGCACTGATGCCGACCGCGACGAAGAAAGAGCACCTTCAGGCCACCGCCCAGGTGCTCGCGGACGCGCTGCGGGCCAGCCCGCTCACGCTGCCCGACGTCGCCCGGCGGATCGGCAAGTCCCCGGCGACGCTGCACCTGTGGCAGAAGGGCTATCATGGCGTCTCCCCGATCAACGCCCGGGCGCTGGGCAAGGTGCTGGAGATCGACCCCCGCACCATCGCCAGCATCGAGGGACCGCCGAAACGGTGGGGCGGCAAGCGCAACGGCGCGGGACGGCCCCTGAAAGCCATGGACGGCCCCGCCGCGCGAGCGGTGGCGCTGCTGGAGGCCCGAGGGACGCCTGTCCTGACCGCCCAGGAACTCCACGCCGCCCAGGGCGGCTCCAGGCGCTCGCACGCGGGTGCCGGGGTTTTCCGGATGGAGGTCCGCGACAACGGCACCATGGCGGTGTGGGTGCAAACTGAATACCCGCTCGATAAGGGCGCGCAATTCGTCCGCTGGCTGCTGGATTTTGGCCTGTTGCCAGCGCCTCCCGATCCCCCGGCCTGAACCGAAAGGAGCCCCGGCCATGCCCACGGAACAACTCTACTCGGACGACGAAAGGCGCCGTATCCTCACCCACCGGCTGAACGATATCCTGGTGCGACGGATGCTGGCCGGGTTTCTCCACCAGGAACTGCGCATCATCCGGGGCGTGGACATCCCCGCCCCGCTGCTCGTCAGCGCGCTCACGGACTACGTCCGGGCGGTGGACGAGCATCTGATCGAAGCCGAAGCCCTCTACGCGAAGGTCTTCCGTGAGCCTGGAATGTCCTGAAGGGAGACCCCACCATGCCTCGTAATCCTCGTGACACATTCACGCGCATCCAACGGGATCACCGGCTGGGCGAAGGGCCGGTCGAGTCGCGGATCGCCAGCGACATGCTCAAGGGCGTGCGCGGGCTGGACATGCTGTTGAACGGCCAGAAGCTGGGTGAGGATCGCACCTGGGGCTTCGTGCTGCTGGTGTTCCCCTTCGGGGACAGGTCCGGGCGCTGCAACTTCGCGTCGAACGGCGCCGACCGGCGCGACGTCGCCAACCTCATGCGGGAAATGATCGGCAAATTCGAAGCCGACGAGCCTTCGGTCAGCGACCCGCCGCCGGGTTTCGATGCCATGCCGGACGCCGATCCCGACACGGAGGACACGGCGCGGCTCCGCAACGCCAAGGCGCCCGAGGGTCCCGGCAATACGCTGGCGGCGCGCTGGGCGTTCCTGGGCGGCGAGATGCTGCCGCCTGATTTGCCCAAGGGGCTGCGGGAGGTCATGCGCCGGGTGTTTTACCTGGGCGCCAACGAACTGTTCGCCCTGATGCTGGATCGACTGGAGTCCGGCGTGGAGCCCACGGAGAACGACCTGGAGTTTATGAACCGGATCAGGGGGGAAATGGACCGCGTCCTGTCCGGGCAAAGTTAAGCCCGGCACTCTAACGCCCGGCGTCCGGGGGTCCAGACACCGGGCGTTTGGTGTTGGCGCGGACCACACCCCTGCGATCCGCCCCGTGCCTCACCCCTGGCGCCCAGTGCCGGACTGCTCTCGGTCCGTCACCAGAAGACAGAAGCGGGCAAATGGTAGTGTTTTGCCCCCCTGAATACAACCCCTTGTGATGGTTGACTCGCTGTCCCCCCGGGGACAGGCTCACCGACCGCGCCCAACAATGGCGCCGCCCGTGCCTCATCCCAGCCCCCACAGAGGACGCCCCATTCGGGGTGATTATCCCCATGACAACGCCTGTCCAATCGGTCAACGAAGCGTTCCTGCGCCTGTTATTCCGCGCCGACTGGCACCGGGTCTCGGTCTGCTCGGTGTTCGACCTGGAGGACAAAGCGTGGCCCGCCCGGGGGGCGCGGGACGCGTTTCCCCTGGACATCAAGGCCAACAATTATTTTTGCGTGTCCCTGATGAAAGACCCGTCCACGCGCAAAAAGGAAGAGTTCGAAGCCCTCGCCGTGCTGGTGCTCGATGACGTGGGACCCAAGGGCGATCCGGTGAAGATCAGGGCGGCGCTGGGCGAGCCCGCCTACCGGCTGCGGACCTCGCCGCTGAACGAGCAATGGGGTTACCGGCTCGATCCCTTGGTGCATGACCGGACCCGCGCGGAGCGCCTGTTGAAGCGCGTGGTGGACCACCTGTACGGCGGCAAGGACCCGGGCATGATGGGGGTGACCCGGATCATGCGATTGCCGGTGGGCACCAACACCAAAAAGCATCTGGGGAAAGACGGTTTCGAGACACGGCTCTGGAGCGCGATTGACAGTCCGACGCGGACGATCACGGCGGACACGGTCGAGGCGGCGTTCCCCCTGGCGGATGATAAAATTTCTTACGGTTCGACCAGCTCACCGGCCATCGCGTCAGCTCCGGCGAACACCGGCCCTGTCCCGGCGGGACAAGGAACAGTTGATCCCGTTGTCCTGGCGCTCCGGCGGCTGGAGTATGTCCTGGGTGGGCGACGCAAGTCGGCGGGCGGCGAAGGGTGGGACATCATCTGCCCGTGGCAGAACGAGCACTCGCCCACGGGCGCGGTCAACACGGGGACGTTCTATTTCCGGGGCGGCGGGATCAAGTGCTGGCACGGGCATTGCGACAATCGCCGCCCCGAGGACGTGCGCAAGCGGGTGGACGAACTGCTGAAGATCGACAGCGGCGGGCTGGTGGGGCTGGACGATCTGGACCCGGCCCAGTTCGACGCCGTGGACCCTGCCCAGGTGCCCGCCAGCCCGGTGGCGCACACGTCCGTGCCGGACGCGGTGCGGCGCTTCCAGGACGAGATCGTGTATCTCAAGAACGAAGACAAATGGCTGGACCTGCGGGACAACGGCATCCTGATCGACAAGGCCCTGGACGTGGTGTGGGGGCGGCGGCTGGACGGCCTGACGCCCCTGAACGGCAAAGGCAACCCGATCCGTCCCAGTGTCTGGGCGCGGACGGCGTTCATGCACCGGGTCATCGACGCGCGGGTGTGGTGGCCTGGCAAACCCCTGGTGTTCGCCGAGACCATCGACGGCACGAATTTGGGGCTCGCCAACCTGTGGCGGGACCCGCCCCGGCCCCTGCGGAACGCGGACTGGGCGTGGCTGGACGGCCATGTGCGGGCGTCGCCCTGGTGGGAACTGATGGACGCGCTGATCGGCACGGCCACGAGCGAGCAACAGGACAACGGACGGCGGCTGCGGTTCTACATGGCGATGATCGTGGGCGGGCTGGACGTGAAGCCGGGACACAATCCCCTGCTCATGGGACCCCAGGGCGCGGGGAAGGAACACATCTGGGCGCCCATCCTTGATTGGCTGGGGCCGGGCCGCTCGCGCCAACTGATGCAGATCGAAATCGGTGGCCCGTTCACCGACTGGTATCGCAACCGGCTGGTGATGATGCCCGAACTGCGCCGCACCACGCGCGGCATGGTCACCGATCACGACCAGTATCAGGACCTGAAGGTGGTGCTCGATCCGGGCAAGCGGTTCCTGTCCCTCAATGAGAAATACCACGCCCCCGTGCAGGTGCTGAATTGCGCCGTGATGGTGTTCACGACCAACGAGGACAGGCCCTTGTCCCTGGCGCCCGATGACCGGCGGTTCTGGGTCATCCGGGTGCAGGACACGGCGGCGGCGGGGTGGACACCCACGCGGCATCAGCAACTCGCGAACTGGCGCGCGATGGACAACGGGCACGGCGGCACGAACAACGAGGCCATCGTGGAGTGGCTGATCCGGATGTGGGACCCGGACCTCATGCTGGGCGAGGTTCAGGGGCACGCCCCCGTGACGCGGGACAAGCGAGACCTCATCCACCGGGCGGGGGGCGCCATGCTTGAGTGGCTGGAGGACCGCCTGGACAGCAAGCCGCCCAGCCCGCTGGCGCTGCGCGATCTGATCACCGCGCACGAGCTGGTGGACCTCGCGGAGGCGGCGATCCGGTCAGGGGATCAGGGGCTCCCGCGCCGGACCTCGATCCCCAGCGCGGAGGCCATGGGGAAACTGATGGCACAGGCGGGGTGCCGGAAGCTGAACCGGGGCACACCGGTCCTGGTGGCATCGGGGGATCGCCGCCGCATCTGGGCGCATCGGGACGCCGACCCACGCTATGACGCCCTGAACACGGGCGATCTGGCTCTGGAGTGGAACCAGTCGCGGCATCGCCGCCCGCCTGGACCGTAAAGGCCCACACAACATATTGTAGATTACAGTTACCCTATATTTACCTACGTACTTATACGCGCGAGTATATAGGGGTTATAAGAGAGAAGAGAGGGAGATGGTAAATGTATATAGAAGGTGTTTCGTAGAACGCCGTCCATCGATATTACATTTTGTTGTGTGG